TGACGAATATGCAGTTTGCGCAGGAGTCGCATGGCATTCCGCGCATGTGGATGACAGGGGTCGCCAAGGGTGATTTCGTCGACTCTAGTGGCAAGCCGATCCCGCAGTTCGAGGCGTACTTCAACGCGATCCACACCCTGACGAAGGCAGAGTCGAAGGTCGGGCAGTTGGAGGCTTCTGACCTTAAGAACTTCGAGACCGCCCTCAACGTGTACGGGTCACAGGCCTCGATCGTGACTGGTTTCCCGTCGCGGTATTTCGGGCACTTCACGGCGAATCCGCCGAACGAGGCGAGCATGAAGGCCGACGAGGCGCAGCTCGTGTCGCGGGTTGAGGATCAGACGACGCAGCTCGGTGTCACTCTCGGGTGGCTCGGCGGGCTCATGTGGCGCTTCATGACCGGCGACTGGTTGGACGGCAATGCCGTGACGGTCGACTGGTTTGACGCGTCCACTCCGACGGTGGCGCAGCGTGAGGACGCGCTCATGAAGCGGCGTAGCGTCGGCGTGCTGTCCAGGGAGGGCTACTGGGATGAGCTCGGCTGGGGTGAGCCGCGGAAGGCCAAGGAGCGCCAGTATCTCGAAGCCGAGGCGCTGGACCCGCTACTGGCCTCTCTGACTCGCCCGGTGACCGGTGATGCTCAAGTCGGCGGTTGAGCACTACCGCAACGAGCAGCGGATCACCGCGGCCGGTGTGGTCGCTCTCCGTCGGGTGCGGTTCGACACGCTGGACACTCTCACTCGGACTATGGCGGCATTCCAACTGCTCGCCGCTCGGGAGGCGCTGCGTGCCTTCCCGCTGATGCTGTCCGAGCAGAACGTGGACGCGCCGGCCGAAGCGACGGGAGTCGCTTCTGCACTGCTCGGGTCGGCGTCGGATGGGCGCGACATTCGCGGCCTGTTGGATTTCACGCGAACCAGTTCCGTGACTGCTCAGGCGTTTGACCTGATCGTGACGACGCAGTTGCAGGATGTGGCGCGGCAGGCGTCGTCGATCGCGCTCGGGTCACGACCTGCGGTGGACGGCTATGTGCGGATGCTCAACCCGCCGTCGTGTTCGCGGTGCGCGGTCCTGGCTGGCAAGTTTTACCGCCGCAACCGCGGATTTGCCCGGCACCCGAAGTGCGACTGTCGTCACGTGCCGGCCACTGAGGACACCGCCGGCGATCTTCGGACGGACCCGAACCGGTACTTCGAAAGCCTCGACGCGGCCCAGCAGGACGCCATCTTCACCAAGGCGGGCGCCGACGTGATCCGACGTGGTGCAGACGTTGCGCAGGTCGTGAACGCCCGTGCCGGCATGTCCACGGCTCAGGTCGCCACCAGGGGGCCGGGTGACCGATGGACCGCCTCCGGGCGACTCACCCGGTCGAGCACGTTCGGGCAGGGCATCTACACGACCACTGAGGGCATGACGACACGAGGGGCGGCCTACGGCGCCCGTGGCGGCAAGAAGGTGCGCCTCATGCCCGAGTCGATCCTCGAGATCGCGGAGGACGACGCCGAGGTACTTCGCCTGCTCAAGGCGCACGGCTACCTCACCTAAGACCAACCCCAGCGCGAGGCCGGGGCCTTCTCCAAGAGGGAGAACCAATGTCGGAGACGACGACCGAGACGACCACGCCCACACCCAAAGCGGTCGCGGAGGCGGCCGAGAAGGGCAGGCCCGGCGAGACGCCCGAGCAGACCATCGAGGCTCTGCGGTCGGCGCTGGCCAAGGCCAACGATGAGGCGAAGGAGAACCGTCTCAAGGCAACCGAGCTGGACCAGATCAAGCACGCGCAGATGAGTGAGCTTGAGAAGGCCCAAGCGGCGATGCAGACCGCCACCCAGGAGGCCGCGGCCGCGAAGGCGGAGGCTCTGAGGTGGCGCATCGCGGCCAAGCACGGCATCAGCGACGAGGACGCCGAGACGTTCCTGACCGGCAGCGACGAGGAGTCGCTGACGAAGCAGGCGCAGCGGCTCGCCTCGCTCGCCACCACGTCCAATCCGGCGACCCCCAAGCCTGACCTGACCCAGGGCGGGCAGGGCGCTCCGACGCCCGCACTCAACTCCGACGCGCTTGAGGAAGCGCTGAGGTCCAAGCTCGGCATCGCGTGATGCCGCGACCGTCCTAGGAGGACACAATGGCGATCACCGCCGCAACCAAGACCTCCGACTTCTCCGGGTTCCTGACCCGTGAGCAGTCCGAGGCGATCTTCGAGAAGGCCGCCCAGCAGTCCGTCGTGCAGCGACTGGCCCGCCGCGTCCCGCTCGGCATCAATGGTCAGTCCATCCCCGTCGTCACCGGCAAGGTGAGCGCCGGATGGGTCGCTGAGGGCGCGCAGAAGCCTGCCTCGCAGGGTTCCATCGCGCTCAAGACGATGGACCCGAAGAAGCTGGCCGCGATCGCGGTCGTCTCCGCTGAGGTTGTCCGGGCCAACCCCGGCGGCTACATGGACCTGCTGCGTCCGCAGATCGCGGAGGCCTTCGCCGTCGCGTTCGACGCGGCCGCTCTGCACGGCACCGCGTCGCCGTTCACGACCAACCTCGACACCGGGTCGTCCACGCAGGAGTTCACCGGCACGGCGCCGGCGTTCACCGCGGTCTACACCGACCTCAACGCCGGTCTGGCCACGCTCGTCAACGCCGGCAAGAAGCCGAACGGCTGGGCCTGGGACTCGCGCATGGAGCCGGTGTTCAACGGCGAGCGCGACACCGCCGGTCGTCCGCTGTGGATCGACTCGCCCGCGGTCGAGACCAACGCGCCGCTGCGCGAGGGTCGCCTCTTCGGTCGCGCCTCCTTCATGGGTGACGGTGTGTACGCCGCCACCCCGAAGATCTACGGCTACCTCGGTGACTGGACGCAGGTCGCGTGGGGTGCCGTCGGTGGCATCTCCTACAAGGTCTCCACCGAGGCGGCGGTCACGATCAACGGCTCGCTGGTGTCGCTGTTCGAGAACAACCTCGTGGCGATCCTCGCGGAGGCCGAGTACGGCTTCCTCGTCAACGACGCTGCGTCGTTCGTCAAGTTCACGAACGCGGCCTGATCATGGCGGCCCGCAAGCCCGTGACGACCGATGACGTAGCCGTCGAGGCGACCGCCGACGACGTACGCGCCACCGTCGAGGACGGCGAGTACGTCAAGGTCAAGAGCCCCTTCGGGGACGTGACGACGGTGCCTGCCGGCATCCTCGACGCGCTCCTGGAGTCGGGCTACAGCAAGTCCAAGTGAGAAGGGTGGGGCGGTCATGGCAGTGACTTCCGACATGATCGCGGTCGCGCTTGGCCGCCCCACTCCCACGGGTCCGCAACTAGGCCAGTGGATCTACTGGGCCACTGAGGCGCAGCGGATCATCCACGCCCGCACCGTGCGTCTCGGCGTGGACCCGGCCAGCCTCGACGAAGAGACACTGGACAGCGTCGTCGTGCGTGCGGTCGTGGCGATGGTCCGCAACCCCGACGACGCCACCCAAGTGAGCGTGTCCGTCGATGACGGCAACATGGCTCGCACCTACCGCTCCAGCGACGGCGAGGTCTCCATCAAGGACCGATGGTGGGACGAGCTCGGGTTGCTCGACGCCCAGGATGCTGAGGCATACAGCGTGCAGGCCACGTTCGAGCCTGACGTTGTTCGCCCTGATCTCTGGTGGCCGTGATGCTCGGTGACGACATTGCCCGCGCTCTGCCTGAACTGCGAGCCCACGCCGAGTCGATGATGCGCGACACGTGCACCGTGGAACGCCACACTGGCAACGGCGTCTGGAACCCGCTGACGGGCCTCTACACCGACGACGCTCCCACGGTCATCTACTCCGGCCCGTGCAGGGTGCGGAACATGCTGCCCAACCCGCAGCAGGCCGATGCTGGCGAGGCCGCATGGTCTTCGGACCTGGTCTACGTGCACCTGCCCGTGGCCGGCTCTGAGGGTGTGAGTGACGGCGACGTCGTGCGGATCACCTCGGCCGCGAATGACGCTGCCCTCGTTGGCCTCGAGTTGGCGGTGACGGGCCTGCACGTGGAGACGAATGCGACCGCTCGCCGCATCCCCTGCCGTCTGGTTAGCCGCCATGCCTGAGTGGGACACGTCGGAGGTTCATGCGCTCGCGGCACGGTTCCGCGCTGCACCCCCGAAGGTGATGGCGGCGATTGTGCCGGTAGCCAACAAGGCTGGCGTGAACATGAAGCGTGACATGAAGCGTGCCGCGTCAGGGCACAGCCACCTGCCCGGACTGTCTGGC